ACGCAATCGACACCAGTTCAAAAGTGGTGGCATCGTTCGGGCTAGCCGGCACGGCGTACGGTCCGGCGAGGTTGGCGGGCACGTACAGCCGACTCATCAGCACCGAAGCACCTGACGGCAGCCCGTTGATGAACGCCGCCACCGCGGCGACGATTTCATTACCGATCGACACGGTGTAATTCAGCAACGGACTTATCGTGATCACCGCCGCGACGTTAACTTGTACCGGTTCGTAGAAACTAATCGGATGGGAAATACCATAGATGTCAGTCACCGGAATAGTGATATTGCCGTAGGTACCACAACCGGGTCCTTTTAGGAGCAGGATTGTGTTGGCGATCGCGGTGGCGTCGCCGCCGGTCACCACCAAGGCCAGTGTATTGCCGGAGATGCCGATGTCGTTGGGCAGGTCACTGTCGTTTTCGTACGGCACGCAGGCGGTAACCCCGGGCAGTCCCAGGATCGATCCTACGACGCCTTGGACGATCGATTTGGCCGGTAGCGCAGTCGATACCGCCTGCCGCTGGCGAAGCTGCGCATCGGCTTCCACGGGACTGCCCGGCGTCGCCGCGAGGGCATTGCTGACGGTCTGCCAGCCATATTGTAGGGTGACGATGGTCGACACCTCACCCGGGCCGGCGGTGACGGCCCCAGCGGTTTCGCAGGTCGCGGTTACCGTCAGGGCACCGGCCGGTGGAATGGTAACGCTCGCCGGCAAATCCCAATAAAAATTATTGGCATCGGAAATTACACCGTTGGTGATCGTCTGGCCAACTTCGCCGCCAACCAGCACGTCTACAGTGGATTTGCTAGGCAGGGCACGGCTGATACCGTTGATCTTGACCACGCTGGACAAGCCGGTACCTTGCGCGGTACTCGGTGAAAAAGCATTGTAAACCGCGACTGCCAGCGAATTGGTGTCATTTATTGCTGCGGCGAACAGTGCCAGGAGCTGGCCATCTTGGCTGTCGGAGCCGAGATAGGTATCGCTGCCGTAAATGCCTTGGTAAGCGGTTTGTAGGTAGGTCAGAATGTCGGAATAGGCCGGCGCATGGATACCCGTTCCATCTATATATGCGACAGGCGGGGCGGTAGTACCGGACATACACAGCACTCACTGGTTGATCGGATGCGAGATCGACACTGGACCATATATCGTGTCAATGTTCGCCGTAACGGTGAAGGCTCGGGTATTCGGATTGAGTGAACTGGAGTAACTGATGATTGAATTTACTCCAGGTGCATTCAGGATCGTGGTGCGTATTATCATGTCACGGGACGCCTGACTGTACTTACCTAGCACGCCGGGCTGGGTTTGCACAGCGAACTGGCCGAGTAAAGGAAAAGCACCCCAATTAACGCCAGCGGTTGTGTCAATGAACCACTCGCCAAGATTTAATCGGAACGCCGTGAACACCGCCTGGGCGACGGCATCTGGCACGTCGATCCAAAAATTCTGCAAGCCCCGGCCGAATGTGCGGTCTCCGGTCGCGGTTAATTTTCGGTAACGCATTTTCCTTGACACCGAGTAGTTTTTCTGCTAGGTACGTACCGAAACCAAAGGAGAAATTAGATGAAAAAGTTTTTTATGGCTGTTGCGCTCGTGCTGATCATGAGCGTCGCCCCGGCGTTTGCGCAAGCACCGCCGTTTCCGATCTACTCAGAACAGGACATGCAAAACTGGCATGATCCGGCGGCGCGGGCGATACGGGTACAAGCCGAGCAAGTATCCTACAACATGAGCCGTATTATGTGGCAGCAGTTACCATCAACTGCACTGAAGCGTGTTCTCCAAACAATGGACCAACTCGGCATTACCGGAAAAGTAGTTCCAATGCCTTACCATTTTTTGGAGTGGTACCTGGAACAAGAAATGCAAGCACAGACACAAAAACAGGAGTTGCACTCCTATCAGGAATTCCACTACTAGGTCATCGGCGGGATGGTGATGCTGCAGGATGTCAGCCGGGAAGCCGCGTTGCCGATCGCGGTTTCCAATGCTGCTATCTCTGACAACAAGGTGGCAAGCTGTGTTGTATATGTGTTGTAAGCGGTCACCAGCGGTGCGGAAAAATTCGTGATCCAAGCGATCACACCGCCCAGGCTGGTCGGCATCACGATCAGAGATTCCAAATGGGCGATTTCCGCCCGGATGCCGGCAAGCTGTGCGTTGATCGATGCTGCGGCCTTGTTGACACAATCCTGTAGCTCGGCACAAGCGCCTGTACCCTGGATGCCGTTGATCCGGTCGGTCAAATTTCCAATATAGGAGCTATTAACAGGAGCGGTACCTTGTGGCTGCATCGTTATTCCTTCAAAATATATTTATGATAACACCATCTTGTACCGTGACCGTCTCTCCGGATGCCGCGGTAAAGGTACCGGTTGCCCCGGTGCCGATGCTCAGATTGCCGGAGACGGTAGTCACAGGCGCCGTGATGGTGGCGCTGGACGCCTCCAAGCTGATCGACACCGCCCCGCTGGTGCTCCTGAGCTGCACCGCGTTGGTGTGAATACCCGCCCCGCTTGTATGAGCGCTGGCGTGTGCCTCCAGGGCGCCGGCAGCGCGTTCCTTGACCAGTGGCATAGGAGCGCTGCCACCGGGCACGTTCGGCCGGCTGAGCGGCCCGAGGATGGCGAAGGCGTCGGACAGGGAGTGCATCCGCGGGTGAGCCGCCGCTTGCACCCCACCGGATTGCCACCATGCGTCAATGCAACGGGCGCTGAATATTAACAAACATTCATCACCGGGGCTTACCGGGAAGGTTAGATGAAAACCGCCGCCATGAGGAAACACAACAGGAACATCCGCGCACAGCGCCCGCGGCACCTGCTTGGTGGTAAAATCAGGCGAGGCGACCGTAGCCTTGATTGCCGGCTGCACTACCGCGGTCGCATTGGCCGGGTTGAAACTGACGATGATCCCCGGCAACGCCGTCCACACACCGCTTTGATGCGCCTCCATGGCGAGGCGCTGCAGCTCTTCAGGGTCGGCAAAACGCTCGCGATAATCCATCAGGAATTCACTACATAGTAAAGATGCGCTGTGGAACCGAGATTGGAGTAGGTCGGCGGCGCCGACGGGTTGCCGTCGGTGTAGACCACCAGCTCGCCGGGTGCAATATCCAGATATTTGTACTGCGCCAGCAGATCGACCCCTGTGACCAGCGGAATGCCGTGCACGATCGGATTGCTGAGCGAGTCATCGATATCCAGCACGTAGCCACATAAATCGGCGGGGACGCCATTAAAGGTGCTACCGCGGTAAATCATGGTCATATTGTAGACATTACCAGACAGCGTTACACTAAAGGTCTGCGCACCAGCAATCAACGGAATTTCATAAACTGACTGTGTCACAGTGCCCTCGGCGAGAAGCTGTCGCCTTCAGGCGACAGAGGGATAGCCGACCGGGCGCAAGCCCGGTGCTCTTGACGCCGCATTGAGCGAGTCGGGCGGAACGTAATGCCGCCGAACGCAGGGCCGCGTAGCCTACCGGGCACTTGCAAAGCCGCCTGCTTTAGCTGGCGGTCCATTACGACGTGTCACCCCAAGTCGGCAGTCCTGGAGCCGGTGCCATGATGGATGATGGCGGCGTCGGCGTCGGCGGAACGGCTGGCGCCGGAGTAACCGGTAGTGACGGCACCACCGAGGGGGGAATTGGTGGAACCGGTAGATTTGCTGTAGCTGGCGCAGCGGCCGGAACCGATACCGGCGTTGGCGTGGTCGAACCAGTGTTGACTGGTGAGGCGGTGTTTTGCGGCGCGGCCTGGGTAGACGCTTCCTGGACCGCGGTCTGCACACTGACGAGAATGACCTGCTTGGCGACAATGACACAGTCTAAAGAATATTCTGATTTGTTGGTGGTAGTCTGCATCACCGAGGTAATCAGCATGTTTTGGTAAGCACGCTTCCCGGTTACAATCGTCATCGGCACGCGTGACTTTTGCAGCGCGATTATTCGCCCGTAAACGGAAGCGGCATAACCTTCGGTGAACATACCAAAAATGCTGCTGACCGATGGCAAGTTTCCGGACAACAATCCGGATGCCATATTGCTGATCTGCGCGCTGTTCGACCACAGCACATGCAGAGTGATTTCCGGCGGCCGGGCGTAGGCATGATCCGTGATCGCCGCGCCTTGCTCTACCGGATGATCGGTGGTGATCAGATCGTCACGATGCTGTTCTTGTACCGTGCAATCGGCGATAATGCCGCCGATATTCCGGTTGGGGATGATCCCCACCATCTGCAAGGCGGTGCTAGCCAAGCCACCGAGTGCAGAAGCGCCGGGGCCAAGCGAACCTACCGCAGAGAGAAAACCGCTCATACGTCAGGTACCTGGTGTTGGCTGTACGTCCATGTTAACTACATCACCCCCAGGAAGAGCGGCACGGTCAACGTCGATACCAATAAGGTCGCTATACCATTCCTGACCGCGGGTATCACCACGATGGACAAGATGAATTATTTTGTAGGTATTAGACTTGGAAATCCACTGACCGTTACCCAGCGCTCCTAGCGCCGAACTCTGTGCTGCTGCCTGGATTTCTTCCTGATCAATCTGTACTTTTCCAGAGGGGAATAGAATAGGATTAAGCAGGCATCGGGCATTTATACCGTTTTCAGTCTGTTGCGGGTATCCAACCAATCCGGTACCTTTGCTCGGATCACCGTTTTTGCCCGAGGATAGTATCACCACTTCGTTAGGTAGTGTTCCAGTATAAGGTACCAGATATATTTTACTAACAAAACCGTTTGGACTTGGAACGCTAATAATGTGCCATGTGCAACCACACTTACTGGCAAAAATACGCAAAAAATCAGTAGCCTTTCCACTCAGCGTTTGGGCACGTATAGACTTTTTGTTACCACCCAAATCAGGCGGTGTATATGCCACACTTATCGGGTAATTCTGTTGTTGTAGATTTTGCACAACAAGGTTGAGAATTTGTAGATCAGTAGTACCAGCCGGAATGGTTATGTTAATAACACCAAAACCCGCAAAGGTATCTTGATCATTGGCAAAAAAATCGAGATAAGTTTCTGTTGGGCTTTCTCGACCACTCCTGGTTTGCACCAATCCACCAGCGAAAATGCCCCCCACGTTTTGTACATAACCCGCTTCAAGAATAATCGTAGCAGATTCTGGCGTAGCCAACGGAGTATAAACTCCGGTTTCTACTCCATAGGGTTTTGGCCCCGTCGCACGAAGTTCTTTAACGCGGGCGTCACTAAGATTGTAAACCCTGATAAAAGCGGTACGCGGAGAACCAGTTACCCGGGACGTTACCGCAAATTTGATATGTAGCTCCGACAAGTCATAAGACTTGGCGGGAGTTAATACCTTAAAAACAATAGACCTTATATACTGCTTTCCACCAATCGCAATTTTTTGCGAGCTAGACGCTGGTGGAAGTGCCAGGGAAGTAGGGGTACCACTCATGCGATTGCGGCACCAAGATAACGAACCATGTTACCATATACACGATCCATGGTTTCGTTGACGTTTTGCGCAATTGCCTGCGGATCATGCGATTCAGCAGTGACATGGATCGTAGTTACCGGATTGTTTGTAACCGTGGTGGTATTGTTGGAATTGATCGCAACGGTACTACCAGGAGCAGGTGATCCCCTGGCGGCAGAAGATAGTTGATCCTGCGCCGACGCGAATTCGGTCTGCGCCGCGGTGAAATCGGCCGGCAGCACGCGAGAGGTACCATCGTCCCTGGCGGTCTGTTTGGCGTAGGCGGCTTGTGCTTTTACCAGGGCCGTCCGAGCGGCCTGGAACCGTGCCACAGCGGCAACCACGCCGGGCAGAGCGCCACGCGCGGGGTCCAGTGTGACTGGCGTGCCAGGAGTGTCGCCCGGAGGAAGGCCCGCGAAAGCGTGCGCTATACCAGCAATCTTGGCGGCATACTCGGGGTCGGTGGCATAGTGTGCGGCTTGCAGTGCCGATGCCTGTGCATCTATCCCATGTGCGGCGCGTACCGCGTCATAGTGCCCGGTTTGCATTAGTCGGGCAT